AGCGACACATGGCTAGGTACATACATGGAAGTCTATCCATGTGGACGTTGCGAACAACACTATCGTAGTGAAACAGATATACGCTGTATAACAGTCAGAGAAGGAGACAATGATGAACTTAGTAAGTGAACTCTCCGCGTGGGAGACAGAACTCGCTAACCTACGCACAGAGGTGAAGATACTTCGCGAAGCTAAAGTCCTCACAGACTTTGAGTTAGATCAACTACGCAGACGCAACGCTATACTAGAAGAGAAAGTCGAATACCACCTCACTCGTCACGTGCGATTGAAGACACAGTTAGATAGAACAGGAGCAGACTTAGTACAAGCTATCCAAGCCTACACACAAGACGACGAACGCGACAACATCACACACGACACAGTAGCACAACTCACCAACAACCCCTAAGGAACACCAACTACAATGTCTATCACAAAGTCCGTATGCTTCTACAACGACGGCGAGTTTGATCGTCGCAGCTTCACGTTGTTGGGCCTAAGTGCTAAGTCTAGTGACAACTCCATCGGTTTCTTCGGCACAGGCTTCAAGTACGCCATAGCCACACTCCTCCGCCACGGCATGAGCGTGTGTATAGCTACACGTTCTACAGTGTATAACTTCACAACAGCAAAGGCAACGTTCCGTGACAAAGACTACACCGCCATCTATTGTAACTATGATGACGAAGTGGTTGAACTCCCATTCACCACACACCTCGGAGCCAACTGGAAACTATGGCAAGCATATCGAGAGCTTTACACCAATGCCAAGGATGAAGGAGGCGGAGTTTGCCTTGCTAACCCTGATGGTAGTGACTGTGCTTACGACGTGTGTGTTCTTGTTGGTGGGGATAACATTGCTGAGCTTGTTGTAATCTACAACAATCACAACAAGTACTTCCTCAATGACAACACACCTGTCATCTGCGAAGGCGACCGCATGCGTATCGTCGCCAAGAAACATGACGGCGACAACGTTGTCTACTATCGCACCATGTACACAGGTACCAAGTTAGACAAACCATCACACTTCACATACGACTACACTGCTAAGCAGGAGTTGACAGAAGATCGCACACTCGCACACCCGTGGATGTTACGTGAACACATTGGCGATGTGTGGACTGCTAACATGTCATACGACATGTTGATCGAACACCTACCACGTATATCAAAGATGGATGTCTATGAATACAACCTCGACACATCCTATCACCTTGTTGGGCCTAGCAAGGACTTCTTACGCGCATGTGCCTATCTCATCGAGCATCATCAATCGATGCCAATGTGGGCACGTGATCTATACACCAAACAACTACCATTCGACAAACAGATCACAGTCTACCAACCAACGCGCCATCAACTGGCGTTAGTCAAACGCGCCATCGCTGTGCTGCATCATCACCGATGTATGATCGACCCTACACTCGTTGTCTTGTGTGTATCACTGCCAGACGACACACTCGGCTACTACCGCGAAGGCATCATCTACATCTCCGAAGCTGTGTTCGACTTAGGCTTCGAAAAGCTGCTAGGCACCATGTATGAAGAGTACATCCACCATCACGAACACGTGTCAGACAACTCACGCCACATGCAGAACCTACTCATCGACAAATGCGCTGCGTTGATGCTTGAGATATATGAGATCGACACGGCTGATTGACGTTATACAGTGTATAGGCCCCGGCACACACATGCCGGGGTCATGCATGCGACCGCCACTCTGAGGTACACGTGATGAAGCGCAAACAACTCAACGAACTCACAGAAATGATCGACCGTCTACGCATGATGGCAGGCCTTAGTCCTAACATGCTGCCTGAAGATGCACACACACTGCTCGAAGCCGCAGACCTATTCGAACGCATCCGTGATGAGTTCACACGAAAGCCAACAGATGATAGACAATGATCTCATCTACACCATCCAATGGTATGCATACTACTACAAGACCGAAGTCACATTGCTGTTGCTTGTGTACATGCTACCAATCATCGTCACCATTGTGGGAGTGAAGAGGTGGATAAGAAACCGATACCTGCACATGTCATAGAGCAACGTGCTAAGCAGAAACTACAACGCACCAAACCTCTGCGCGGCCGTCGTACACGTGGTGAAGACTACGACGTATTCCGTCGCATCAACATGCACGATGGCAGTAAGGAACTATGTTGGGAATGGCTTGGCGCACATGGCAAAGGCACACGTGAAGAGTACCGCCCGCGTGTCGTATTAGGCCGCACACACTACTACGTCTATCGCGTCGTCTTCGAACTTTATACAGGGTATAAGCTACAAAAGGGCGACGTCATTCGTCACTCATGCGACCACTCATGGTGCTGCAATCCTCACCACATAACCGTCGGTCGTCAGGCTGACAACGTACGTGACATGCTTGAACGTGAACGCGTAGGCATGAAGCACTTCCATGTCAAACGCATCATGCAGATGCTTGAGCTTGGTTGCACCGCTGAGTTCGTAGCAGAGAAGATGCGCGAAGGTTACAACATGTCACTCGACGTTAGTGTGATACGCAAGATCCGACTACGTAAGGTGTACAAACACATCGCGTGGCCTTGGGGTGATGAGTACGCTGCACAACGACGCACACGTCTCAACGACCTCAAAAACAGCCGACTTGCAGGTGATCCTGCATGTGCTATAATACATAATCACACAAGCAAAGGAGACACGTGATGTCTACTACCAAGGCTAAGATCAACAAGAACGGCGTGACCGAACTCCCACTCGAAGCACGCGCTATACACTGTATAACCGACTTCCCCGCTCCTGCCACTGTGCAAGACACAGTTGACCAACACGCTGCAGAGTTCTTAACCGCTTCGTTGTTACGTACACAGGCAGAGAAACGCTACGAAGCCATCAAGCGTCTCGTCATTGATGAACATCCCACACACGTTGCGATGGTGCGCAACTCCGCAGTGGAGATGATGCAGAAGTCAACCACCAACCTCGTCGGTGTTGATTGGCAGCTTGACTTCGCAGCTAACAAGCCCGCCGTGCGTACGGACATCGATGAGTTGCGCACAGAGTTAGTCAGACAAGGTGTAAAGGTGGACATCATCGACGCAGCTATCAACAAGGTCAGTAAGAAGTCAATGCCCGCACTCGTGATCAGTGCCAAACCAGTGGTGTAACATATGACAGTCGACGACGATAACAAAGTCGTCAAGCTGCGCCAGCCTGCTGTAACAAGCAGTGCTGGCGTTTCTGTTGATGACGCTATCAATCCTCGCTCGTTGTTGACGATGACAGACATCGAGCAAGACATGTTCTTACAACATCTACGCGAACGTCGCTTGCGTGTTGTAGAACTCATGCGCCAAGCTGCACGTGCTAAACAACAAATCACCTCCGCCGCTGCGCTGATGAAGTTCGAAAAGAAACAAGATCAAGTGGAGAAACAACTAGAACGCACACACAAGGCGCTCGAAAAGCTTGAAGAACTCGTATACGATATGCGTGCGCTCGCTCTACAATACACAGACATCGACATCGCTAATGTGAAAGAGGAGAAGACCAATGGTTAACTACGTACAACGCGCACGTGACGTTCGTGCATTGATCAAAGAACACGGCACTGAACGTGGTATGATTAAAGCTGTCGAACGTCTCGCAGAGGACAACGAGATGTTACGTCAGGAGATGCAACAGATCGTACGCACAGTCGACAAGATGGCCGACATTGTAGCGAACATCGCAGCCGTAGGTGCTCGCCTGAAAGACGATTGGGCCGCCGTACGTAAAGCAATGCACCCTGACAACGAAGCTTCGGAGGACATTCACTGATGTCAAACATCCCCCTCGCACGTGATATGATCGAAGCCGTTATACAGTGTATAGACGACCCATCTCTTAAACGTCAATTGCGTAAAGCTGTGTCACTCATGACACGTGAGAAGTACATTCGCCACGCACGCCCTGTGTCACAGGTCATCACTGATGAGATGAAGGCTAAAGTACACAAGCTACATGAGAACCTCAATCTGACAGAGACAGACATCGCTCGTCGCACAGGCTTACGCAATGCTGGTCGTGTGTCTGAGATACTCAACGGTAAGAGGTGATGTTGTGATCATACGTCCTACCACAGACACCACGATCCCGTGGGTAGACTACTCCACCCTAACAGCCGTGAACACATGCCCACGTTGGGGGATCATCAACTCTTGGCATGGTAAGCGTTTATCTGCTGGTGTCGAACGTGTACTAGCTCTCGAAGCTGGTCGCGCGATGCATGACGTCTTTGCAGCTTGTCGCTTCTTTGATCTTATACACAGTATAATGAACGACAAGAACGATGATGGAGGCAGGCTAGATGCTATCTACAAATATGCTGACCGTGTATTCGCCAATGCACTACATCCTGATCGCTGGTCGCAGGCGCTCGCTTACTATCGTAGTAACGAAGACGCCGAAACTCGTTGCATGCAGATGGCTCTCAATCTCCTCGAAACATCAGGTTATCACGACGACCCCCGTGATGCACGTAGAACGCAGGCTAACCTTGAGAGTGCAGCTATCAACTATGTCCAACGCTATCCACTTGGTCGCTTCATACCAATCTGTAACTCCGACGCATCACGCATCGGCATAGAGATGCCATTCGACATCACACTACACAACAACAACCACGCTCCACTCATTCGCTTCATCGGCCGTGTTGATGCTGTGTGTGTAGACACACTACGTCCTAGCGACAAGACGCCTGAAGTACATGAGAACAAAACTGGCTCGCGCATCGACACTGTATGGTCCAACTCCTTCGACACATCCAACCAAGTCACCGGCTACTGCGTCGCTATGTCATGCCTACTCGACATGCCTATACGCAACGTCGTCATGTGGGGTCTACAACTCCCTGTGCCTAAGTCATCCACATACAGCGACGGAATGATGCGCTACCCTACCTCACGCAACGAAGAAAGCTTCCACGAGTGGCAGTCATGGGTCCGCCATTCGCTCGATGTTATCCATGCATACGAAGACGCACCTACAGACGCACCTATGTACACACACTCATGCAACCGTTACTTCCGCTCATGCTCGTTCATACCTCTATGCAGTGAGACATCAGAGCAACGCCGTCACATATACGACAACGAAATGACAACCGAACGCTGGTCGCCTCTAATGGAGACACTTGATCCATGACTACAACAGACATCGTGAAACAGGCGCGCGACTATGCACGCAATCTAGGTGGGCCGCCAGAAGACTATTTGACATGGCAGCTTGCAGACGAGATCGAGCGATTGCGCGCTGTTATTACGCGAGCAAAGGACGCCCTCCTTGACGGACAATCGACGCAACGGGTTCACGACCTATTGGTGAGTGCCCTCCATGAATGACATCGTAGAGCGGCTGCGCGGGTATGAAAATCCCGAACTGCGCGAGGCCGCCGACGAGATCGAGCGGCTGGAGAAAGTAATCGCTCTTATGATCCCTGAACGCAATCGAGATATTAACGAGATAGAGCGACTGCGCAACACGATCAAGAACTGCCCGCCAGTCTCCGAAAGCGAATACGTGCGCCGACTGGAGGACGAGATCGAGCGGCTGCGGGAGGAGGTTCGCGTCGGTGCTGAGTTGATAGCAGAGGCGAATGGTGAGATCGAGCGGATCAACGCTGCTCGACATGCCGATAGTCAGCGCATGGTGCGGATGTCGGACGAGTACGAGGCGGCGCAGAACGAGATCGAGCGGCTGCGTGAGGCGTTGAAGATCATCGCCGGTCGGCAGCAGTGCCTCGATAACTTGATGAGCAATGTAGATGTGGCCTGTGCAGCGTTGGATGGAGGTAAACCATAACTGACGATGAGTTGCAGGTGATTACACATGTGCTATACTATGTATAACATCAGGAAGGGGAGATGATGGAATTAAAGATAGAACATCCAACAGACGCACCATCGCGCTTATCTATGATCCTGTGGGGTGATAGTGGTAGCGGCAAAACTACACTCGCTGCAACCGCTCCCGGTCGCAAGCTATTCCTCATGCTTGACCCTGATGGTGACATGAGTATTCGCAACATGCCCAATTGGCACCGTGTTAATCTGAGTAAAGAAAGTAGTGTGGACATCGTTAAGGAGGGAATGAAGCCTGACCCTTATACACTGTATAGCATGCTCGCTGACTTCGACACCTTGATCATCGATAGCCTGACCAAGTTCAGTGAACATGCTCTTCAGTATGCAGTACGCGTTGCTCCCAAGAGTACAATCGAGCAACCCGGCCTCAATGGGTATGGTCTTCGTAACATAGCAGTGTCGTCGCTCATCTCCAACACCTTGCGTGTCACAGGTGCCTTGAACAAACACGTGATCTTCATTACGCATGAGAAGGATGCTGATCGAAACAACGATGGTGCCATCCTCAGCGTCGGGATGTTGCTTGGCGGGCAGCTTCCTAACATCGCTAGCAAGGACATCTCTGAAGTATGGAACATTCGTGATGTCAATGGGGTCAGACATATCGCCATCCGTCCTGAACGTTTCCGTGCGCCGATGAAGTCACGCATGTTCGACATGACTGCACAGACGTCATTCCCTCTACGCTACAACGCAAACACCAATGCTGGTCCTGCCATATCCACGTGGTGGCAGGACTACATCGCTGGCAACTTCGCAAAGTTACCAGTGCCTAAGTAGCCACTATACATAGTGCCTACTCCTACGCACACAGACTAGACCTAGTGGCTTGCTACCTGTGTGTGCATGTATACAGTGTATAAGCCCGTAACATAGGAGAACCCAACATGGGTTTGCTCAACTTCTCTGCTAACATCGCAGACGCTGAAGCTCCTCCGCAACTCCCTGCTGGTGAGTATAAGTGCATCTGCACTGCTGCTATCGACAAGACAGCAGCTTCTTCAGGGAACCCGATGCTCACGCTCACCTTGCAAGTGCCGCGCACCGAGTTCCCTGCTGACTTCGACCCCGGTGATGGTGTTGATGAGTTGACATTCACGATGAACGTCGTCTCACGTGACATCCCCGCTGATCGTTGGCGTATGAAGAACGTCTGTAAGGCCTTCGGTGTTCCGATGTCAAGCTCCATTGACCCTAACGACTTCGTGGGTCGTGAAGCACGTGCTCGCATTCGCATGGGTCAAGACCTTGAGAAGAACCCGCGTGCTGAGGTAGGCCAAGTGTTGCCTCTCTAACACGCGTGTGCTACTATGTGTTAGGCACATGCTACCAACGTGTGTGCCTAACACACTACCACTACACCACACTATAACCCCATACATGAGGATATATCCTAATGGCTACTCCTTCCAAGTCCGCGTCGTCGTCTGCCTATTCCAGCTTGAAGAAGGCAGTTGCACAACGTGCTGCACAGAAGCGTACGTTCCACTTCTTCGTCCGTGTAACTGACGAACAGGGCAACGTCATCCCCGGTGCCAAGCTGCAAGTTGATCGCATCATGTCTGATGCACGTAAGGTGGTTGAGTTCCTCGACACGCCTGAGTATGCACAGTCTGGTCTGACGCGCATCAAGCACGAAGTGATCGCGAACAAGCGTGGCGAAGAGACCGACGGCTCTACGTCTGTTGGCTAGAGCTGCCCCCCAGTGAACTAGTCTGCAGGCTGAGCAACGCCGCGCATCTGTCCCCATTCCGCAGTGCGCGGCGTTTGCTATTGTTATACACTGTATAGCTGCGAAACATGCAGCATGGAGAACATCGATGGACGCGATGCAGCTAGATGCTGAACAGCAGAACGCTATTACTATGTGTGTCGATCCTCTCAAGCGCCTCGTCTCTGTGACAGGTGAAGCTGGTACGGGTAAGACTACTATTATAAAGCAGACGTGTGACTTACTCACACAACGCAACATCCCATTCGCACTCGCCGCACCAACAGGTAAAGCCGCCCGTCGTATACGTGAAGCAACAGGCTATCCTGCTCAAACCATACACAAACTCCTTGAGTTCAATCGCCCTGACATGGACGATGAAACAGGTGAAGCTACATCTGTCAGCACACCAGCACGCGGCAAGTCCAACCCACTTGAACAACACATCGTCATCGTTGATGAGTATGCAATGGTGTCCACTGGCCTACATCGTGATCTCGTCTCATCACTACGCCACGGTGCATGCTTGCGTGTGTTCGGTGACATTCGCCAACTCCCACCTATTGAGAACGCTGACCTCGCAGACCCCACATCCCCCTTTGCGAAGTGTCTCGCCATGCCTAACACTGTCACACTCAACAACATCTACCGCCAAGCTGAAGGCAATGGCATCATCGAAGCAGCACGTCGCATCAACCGCGGTCAGTTCTTCACAGGCAACAGCGACGTGCGTGTGATGCTTGGCGATGCTGTGCTTCATACACTGTATAAGATGCTAGAAGACAACGACATCGATTGGCGTACAATCAACAATCAAATCATCTCGCCTGCACGTAAGTCTGACATCGGCACTGTGCGTTTGAACAGCATCCTCCAACTGCGCTTCAACCCTACCATGCCCGGTAAGATCGAACTCCCTCGCAACAAGTGGGAGGTGAAGAACAGATGCTTCGTCAGCATAGGTGACAAGGTTGTCTGCAACACCAACTCGTACGACTTACGTGACTACACCGAACGTTACACCGACTTCGCTAACGATGGTACAGGCTACGCACATGCGTACATCCCTGCACCTGATACGAAGCAGATGTTGAATGGTGAAGTCGGTGTCATCAGAAGCATCGACCCTATCGGTGTGTTGGAGATTGACTTCGGTGATCGCGTTGTCGAACTACCACCCAAGGTGCATGAGTACAACAGACGTAGGCAGTTCTTCTACACCTACGATCCACGTCGCGTGATTGAGTTGGCCTATGCTCTCACCACGCACAAGTGTCAAGGCTCGCAGTATGACAACATCTCCTACATCATGGCATCATGCGCGTTCTTCAATCTCTCACGTCCCAACCTATACACCGGCCTCACACGTGCGATCAAACATGCGACGTTGATAACAGACCAACGCTCACTCGCTACATCGTTGAAGTCACTCGGTTGGAAGAGGAAGCCTAAGTCATGATGACAAACACAGAGATCGTACAACTCGCTGAATGGATTAAGAAGCTGCGTTGGGTATCAATTGACAAAGACAACATGGAGTTCACTGTAGACACTACATGCTATGTCAAAGATGCACTTAACAAGTGGGCCGACAGTGTGTTGAAGGGGGACAACGAATGACACTAACAACAGCAGAACTTAAAGAACGCTTCTCACTTCAGGCTAGTGCGGCGGGGCTTGTCGTTGAGTGCTCTATGGGTGGTACTCTCCACTCGACCATCGCTGTCATAGCTGAAGCTCCGGGTCGCAACGAGGTCGCTCAAGGCATCCCGCTTGTAGGCGGTGCAGGAAACATACTCTGGCGTGCCATCCGCACTCATTGTCCAGAGGTGAAGCGTCATGAGTGTTACATCACCAACGTCGTCAAGCGTCAGGTTGCGTTCGATGTTAACGAGGGTGCGAACCGTAAGCCGGTAGGGAAACATGAGCTATCCGCTTGGCAGGAGTTGCTGAAGTGGGAGCTTGAACACCTGCCTAACTTACAACATGTCTTACTCCTTGGCAACTACGCCGTTGAAGCCTTGCTAGGTAAGAAGGGCATAACGTCGTGGCGCGGCAGTGTTATACCGTGTATAGTAGGCAATCGTCAGATCACTGCGATTTGCACCTACAACCCAGCCTTTTGCGCGCGTGATCCTATGGCACACATCATGTTCGACATGGACATAGGTGACAAACTTCGCCCTGTTGTACTCGGAACCTTCAAACCCCATGCAGTCGTCACACATATCAACCCCACCTGTAAGCAAGCACTCGATTATATTGCTATGTGTAAAGCCTCACGTGATCCAATCGCATCTGACATCGAAGTCATCGCTAATGAAACAGCTTGCGTCGGCCTTGCTCCTACAACGCATGAAGCAATGTGCATCGCCTTCCGCAACGAAGAACGCAACGTCTACCAACACCACGAAGAAACTGCCATTCGTCTCGCCTTACAGTCGCTCTATGCTGCGCCGACTACACGCATGGTGTGGCAGAATGGAGGCTTCGACATGTCATGGCTCTGGTTTAAGGATCGCATTCGCTGTCGGCCTGCCTATAGTGACACGATGCTGGGTCATCATGTGCTATACCCAACAATGCCGCACGATCTTGGCTTCATCGTCAAACAATACACAATGCATCCGTTCTATAAGAATGAGAAGGACGAATGGCGCCATACTGGGGGTGTTGATAATTTCTGGATATACAACGGTAAAGACTGCGCTCTCACACTTGCAGCGAACCGTGGCATCATATCAGAACTCCGCGATCAGAAGCTAGACAAGTTCTACTTCGAGCACGTCATGCGTTTGCAACATCACCTTGTGTGGATGACAGTCGGTGGAGTGTTGAATGACATGGAACTACGTCGTCGTATGCTGGACGAGAACACACCCGGTAACTTGTACAGTGATCTGCAATCTAAACTACACGAGTTCTACGTTGCGGCAAGAGACGCTGTGGGTGATAACACCTACACGCCCAACCCCAATTCTCCTAAGCAAATGGCTGAACTCTACTTCAGCAAGCTCAAGCTCGTCGGGCGTGGTGTGAGTACCGACGCTACCAATCGCGAACTCATGCGCAAACATCCACGCACATCCCCTGCCGCTCGCCGTGTGCTCGACGCCGTAGACGCATACATCGAGGACGACAAGTTCTACTCTGTCTACGCATCAGCCAAGCCTGACTACGACAGCCGGATGCGGTGTGACTACAGACAGACGGGGGTGCGTTCTGCTCCGGGTAGGTTGTCGTCTGCTCAAACGCTGTGGGGTTCGGGAGGAAACTTGCAAAACATCCCAGACCGCGCGAAGGAAATGTTCATTGCTGACCCTGGCTGCTGCTTCATTTACATCGACGGCAGTCAGGCCGAGGCTCGAGTAGTGGGGTGGAGGTACAACATCACGTCGTGGATGAAGCAGTTTGAACGGGCGCGCATTGACGGTTCCTACGACTGCCACCGCGCTCTTGCCAGTGACATGTTCGACGTACCGTACAACGATGTTCCTACCTTCGACCGCTACCCATTGGATCAAGTCGCCGCGTTGCGTGATGGCATCGCATACAACGTCGAGTTGGCTGGCAAACCAACCATTCGTTTTGTTGCTAAACGTTGCCGTCATGGTCTCAACTACCGTATGATGCCTGATCGCTTAGCCCTTACTACAGGCTTATCCCTAAGTACAGCAAGCGAAGCGTTTGTCAAGTACCACAAGCTCACACCTGAGTTAAAGAAAGGTTGGGAAGCGGACCTCAAACGTGTGCGAGAAGATCGTGCAATCTACAACGCCTATGGTCGCCGTTATGTTCAACTCATACCCGCCACGGATGAGAGCACCGAAGCAATCGTCGCGTTCTATCCGCAGTCAACGATAGGTGATCACGTGTGTAGGGTGATATACAAAGCACACGATGACCCAGCATGGCCCAAAGGCAAGGCACGCATCGCGCTCAACACACATGACGGATTGATAGGCATCGCGCGTCATGAGGTAGCGAAGCAAGCACTACGCGTCATGGTCAAACACGCAGAGACACCTATCCTCATAGGTGGTAAGCAACTCATCATCCCTGCTGAGTGTGCGATGTCTGTGCCTGACGCCAATGGCATACACCGCTGGTCAACGATCAAGAAGATGAAACGCTCAGAGCTATACAGTGTATAACAACTACTTGCCAATGCTCTCACGCATCAACTGATCAATCGTGCTGATCGTGAGATGCCTGTCACCTAAACGCGGAGCGAGATACTTGCCGTACTTAGCGGCGATTAACTCCTCCGCGTTCTTCGTTGCCAGATGTTGTTGCTGCATGTTATCTTGCATCATCTTCGTAATCTGATTGCCCTTCAACCTGCGCTGCTCTTGTGTCATGTTGTATGCGACGCTCACTGCGCGCTGTTGTGTAGCTAGCTCACCGTAGTGTGTCTTCAGCTTGCCCAATTCCCCCGTGGGATTTTGCCACTTAGTCACGTCATCTGCCAACTGTGCCAACACCACATCCGTCATCTGCTCAGGCGGCACACCACCTGCCATCTTGCTAAGCAGTTGTTTCTTCTGTGCAGCTTTGCCCATCATGTCATTGCGCATCTGCACGATCGCTTGTATGTGCTGTGTGTTCTCTCTCACCTGTTGCCATGCAGCCGTCTGCGACGAGTACTTCTCCTTGTTCTGCCATAGCAACGGCACGTCGGGTATCTTCGACTTCGCTTGTTCATACACCTCAGTCGTAGCAGCCTTCAGTCCAGCAGCGAAGTCTCTACTCTCACGTGGTGAGAACCCTCCGCCTGCGTTAGGCTGCAACTTGCTCGCATGTAAGAAGACATCCATCCCTGCTGCGAGATGCGCGCCATTAGCACCCAGCAAACCGTTCATCATCAACGCTGTGCTATTCGACACCTGTCCTAGGTTCGTGCGTGCTTCAGCTTGTGGACCTGCCTTGAAGCGAGGCACCATGTTGCGTATCCAATCACCACCACGTGTCTCACTTGATTGTGGATCTAACTTCAACCCACTCGCACCTAGTATCGTCTGCGCAAGCGGCGGCATTGCAGGCGTTACGCTATCTGTCAACACCTTGAACAGGTCATTGGCAATTGGCTTCGGTGTTGCGTCAGCAGGTATAGCTCCAAGCATCTGCCAGAACGCAGTCATGCCTGCCACCATTGGTGCTATGTCAGGCGGTATAGGTACCTTGTAGTATAGGTCTCTGCTATACGGCAGGTTGGTACCTGAAGCCCACGCAGTTGCCAGCTTCAACGTCGGCACGTATGCGTACTTCCACCGTTGATGCTCAGGCGTCCGTTCCCAGAACTCCTTCCTACTCTCAGCATTCCAATACGTCATCATGTAGTAGCTAGCCGCCATCATGTTCGACATAGCTACAATACGTGGTATCACATACGCAGCGGTCTCCTTGCTACCCATGTTGCGCATCAGATGATACGCACCAAGCTTCGTCTGTGTTAAGTAAGGGAAGATACGTTCTAAGTCCTTCATCGCCTTGCTAGCAGGCACCTTCGCCATGTCGCCTGCTAACACACGCGCCTCACGTATGATCTTATCAATCTCAAACTGCGGCACAGCTTGGCCGAGCTTGCTGTACTTGAGATGCTGAAGCGCGTAGTTCTGTGTGTAGTACATGCGCTTGTCGGCTAGGTAGATAGCATCAAGTCCATCCTTGTAGAACTGCCATGCACCCTTCAACACACCGGGCACCTTGTCAGCCATCTCATGAAACGCACCACGTACAAGCGGTACTTTGTCTATCGACTGATGTCCATAGCTCGCACCCGCCTTGAGTAGCGACACCGCTGGTGAGTTCTCTGCCCAGCTAGCAACCTTCAACATCATGTTGACCATCTTGCTAAACTGCGGCGCACCTACTGCCTGTTGCAACGATGCGAACGGA